GATTTTCAATATATTTTAGATTATTAAGATTATTAGTAATCATATTTTCTAAGTAATCTTTATAATCTTCTGTCCAAATACCAATTGGAAGTTCTGAAATTTCAACCGTCGAATCATCTATCCATTTATATATTCCGCGACTAATATATGAATTTTTTTCTGCTTTTACTATACTTCCTTTAAATCCCAAATAGTATGGTGTAATTTCATTTATTTCAAGAATTTTAATAGTTTCATAAATATTTTCAATATCTTCTAAAGAATTAATTGGTATATCTGTCAATTTAATAGAATTACATATTATTTTACAAATATTAATAATATCATTTGGATTAAATTGAGGAATATTTGTAGAATATCCGGTTCCTATACCAATACCCCCATTTACAAGAATCATGGGAATAATAGGAACATAAAATTCAGGTTCTATTTGTAACCCATCATCATTTTGATAATTTAATATAGCATTATCTTCTTCTTTAAATATTAATCTTGTCAATTTTGATAATATAGTGAAAATATATCTTGGTGAAGATGCGTCTTGACCACCTTGACATCTGCTTCCAAATTGACCATTGGGACAAAGTAAATTAATATTATTTGTTCCAACGAATATTTGTGCCATACCTATAATAGCCTGTTGTAATGAATTCTCTCCGTGATGATATGCTGATACTTCACTTACATATCCTGATAATTGAGCAACTTTTATTTCATTTGTATATAATTTTTTCTTAAAACATGCATAAATAATTTTACGAGTACTTTCTTTTAACCCATCACATATATGGTTAATAGACCTTTGTAAATCTCTATTAGAGAAATGAATTAAATCTTTATCTACAAAAGACTTATAATCTACATTTAGTTTAGAATAATCTAATACATTATCCTTATTATAATTTTGAAGCCACAATTTTCTATCGTCTGCTCTTTTTTTATTAAATGCCAAATCAATTACTTCGTCAGCCTTATCATCGTATATATATGTTACTTTTTTCATATTTTTAAAATATTCTTTAGCTTCTTTATCATCTGATGTTCCCAATCCTTTGTAATATTTGGTTTTCCACGTACTATCTTTAGAATTTATACTTTCATTCCATTTTTCGTAATCAGATATATTATAAAATTCAATTACTTCTTTTTTATTATTAGTAACCTTAATAATAGGCGTTAACATCGATGTAAGAAATCCAGAAATTTCATATAATTCGTGCCACATACTTTGAAATATATTAAATATAAGTCCCTTTATATGACTACCATCGTGGTCTTGATCTGTCATAATCATAATAGAACCATATCTTAGCTGACTGATATCTTTATATTTTTTATTTTGTTCTAATCCTAAAATTTTTTTAATAGCTGCTATTTCATTATTATCAGAAATTTTTTGCATAGTAGCATCTTTAACATTTAAAATTTTACCTCTCAAAGGAAATACACCATATCTATCTCTTCCGATTACACTAAGACCCGCTATAGCCATAGTTTTAGCTGAATCACCTTCTGTTAAAATAAGCGTGCATTCAGCACTATTTTTTGTTCCTGCCAAATTAGCATCATCGAGTTTTGGTACAATAATTCTTGATATTTTCTTTCCATCAGTTTTTACTAATTTTTTCTTATCATAGAATTCTGTAATACTTAGTGCTTTATCTATAATACCTGATTTAAATAATTTTTCGTAAAATTTTTCACTTAATTCACACTTCGAACCAAACTTAGCAACAGGCGTTGTTAATGTTTCTTTGCTCTGCGAATCAAAACTGGGATTTACAATAAGTGCTTTAACAAATATAATCAAATTATCTTTTATATGTTGTGTTTTTACATTTTTTTTCTTTTTACTTAATGTCATATCTACCAAATTTTTAGCTATCATATTAGTAATGTATTCAATATGTTTTCCTCCTTTGATAGTATTTATTCCATTTACAAATGACAAATATTCAAATGTTCCTGAACTTGAAATTGAAGCCCCGATTTCCCATCTTTCCCCACAAGATTCATATATCAATGGTTGTTCTTTTTTATCTAAAAACAATTCACAATATTTTTCAAAATCTTTAATTAAAATTTTTTCTCCATTAAAAGAAACTGAAACATCTTTATTTGTTGTTGCGCATGCATCTATTACACGTCTGTGAAAAAGCTTGTAAATATCATCTGTAATATTCTTGATGCCAAATCTTTCATAATCTGGAGTAAAAGTAATTTGTGTATAAGGAGCTTTAGATGATGTTTTAACATTAGGTTTATCGCGTTCTGTCATGTTATTACGAAATGTTTGAATATATATTTTGTTTGTATAATGGTCTAATGTTTCTATAGTGAATTCTTTTGAAAATATGTTAGTCAATTTACTACCATAACCATTTTTACCTCCCCAAATTTTCTCTTCCCCTTTATCATAATTTGTAGATGTTAGAAGTTCGCCGAATATCAATTCAGGAACCCATAGGTTACCATACGTACTATGTTTTTTAATATCAACACCATTTCCATCATTAAATATTGAAATAACACCTGTCGTTTTATCAATAGTTACTTTAATATGTTTAACATGTTTGATATTTTCTTTTCCTTTCTCTTCTTCTGCTTTAAGGCGCATAGAATGGTCAATAGCATTTACTATTACTTCGTCAAAACATTTCAAAAGACCTGGATTATATGTTAATTCAGACAATTCCATTTTTTTAGAAGTTTCATTAAATACATAGCTTGTTATTTTTTGAGGTTCAATAGAGCCAATATATGTATCCGGAAGTGCAAGAATATGTTCTAATAATTCATATTTTTTATATTTTTCTTCAATATTTTTTACTTCATCTTTTAAAGTTTTCGGCGGCATTCTAATATATTATCTATTAGAATATATATTTATATATCAATTTTTATTTGCGACAAAAGAATAAAAAATAATTTAAACTTTCATATATAGATAATGGCAATATTAAATATTTCTAATAATAATGAATATCAAAATATACTTAAAAATAATACATATGTTGTAATTATATTTAGCGCAAGTTTCTGCAAGCCTTGTAACGAAATTTATCCATATATGTTAGACTTGTCTGAAAAATATAATAATATACAATTCATAAAGGTTGATATTCAAGATAATAAAGATAATAAAGATATTGACGATATTGATAATATAGTTACTATTCCTCATTTTAAATTTGTTAAAAACAATAGTGAACTATTCTCATTTTCAGGTGCTGATAAACCTCTTATAATAGAAACTATATATAAATTATTAGATAATTCAATACTAATTATTGATAATAATATATAAAAATATGATATATATAAAATATAATTATAATGCTTCCTGTTGGTATTCCAAAAGAAATTAAGGAATTTGAGAATAGAGTTTCTTTAATTCCACGTGATGTTAAAGAAATTATAGAAAATGGTATCATAGTATATTTTCAAAAAGGAGCAGGTGTCAATTCTGGATATAATGATTATGATTATATAGAAAAAGGAGCTGTTATGGTAAATTCTTTAGAAGAATTGTATAAAAATAGTAAGTTGATAGTAAAAGTAAAAGAGCCACAAGAAAAAGAGTATCCGCTGATAAATGAAAAACATACTATTTTTACATTTTTTCATTTTGCAAGTAATAAAACTTTACTTGAAACTATGATTAATTCAAATGCTAATTGTTATGCTTATGAATCATTATATCTAACTAAAGAAGATGGTAAAATATATTACCCTATATTATCAAATATGTCTTTTATAGCAGGCGAGCAAGCATTTATAGAAGCTGATTCTTTTGTAAATAAATATGTACCTAAAATACCAAATATACCTAAAAATTATAATATCCATATAACTATTATAGGAGTTGGTAATGCTGGTATTTCATCTATGAATACAGCAATATCTATGGGTTATAAAAATATAAATCTTATAGATAAAGACTATAATAAAATTAGGAATATTAAAAAAAATTTTGATGAAAAAGATGAGTATAAAGATATAATTAAAATATATTTAATGAATGAATATAACTTAAAAAATCTTATGGATAAATCTATTATAACTATTGGTAGTATTTATAATACAGGAGAAAAAACAAATAATTTATTAACAAATAAAATAATGGATGATATGTTACCTAATAGTATCATAATGGATATTGCGATAGATCAAGGTGGTATTACAGAACAATCAAAACCTACAACAAAAGATAATCCATATATTATATATAAAAATGTAACTATATATTGTGTTCCAAATATACCAAGTTGTGTTCCGCAAAAAGCATCTAAATTACTTTCTAATTCTATCATCAATTATGTTATATCTCTCTCTAAAAATAATACAAATATGTATCCCGAATTACTACTTTCTAAATTATAATTTATAAAAATTGATTTAATTATATATTCAATATTAATAATTATATTGATATGTATTTTAAATTAATTATATTGCTGCTATCAAATGTATGTATGTTATATGCATATTCAATAACATTTCCTACATTTAAAAGAAATTATGCTATTGTTAAAAATGCAAATATTAAATTATTCAAAGATGAAGATAATGCTGAATTTATTAAATTATTTAATTCGGTTCCTTTAATAATGTTTAAAAATCAAAAAATAACTCCTTTAGAATATTATGAATTTTGCAAATTATTTGATGATAAACATACAGGGGAAATTATTCATCCGTTTCAACATTCGCGTGTAGATATAGTACCCCAAATTTCTCTTCGAGGTAATTGCTATATTAAAGATTTACACGGAATTAAAAATACATTTTTAAAATATAGCGATCCTTTTAAGAATACTCTTGTATGGCATCAAGATATAGTAGGACAAGGTACAAGTTTACCACCTGTTATATCAAGTATGTATATGATTAAAACACCTTATATTGGCGGTAATACATTATTTGCAAGTTTAGAAGATGCTTATGATAATATAGACATAAATATTAAAGATAAAATATTTGATTTAAAAGTAATTTATTCAAATTCAAATTATGATATAATGAATTCATATTTTGATTATACA